CCCAGTTACAGCATCCCTCCAATAAGCCGCATTCCAGCGATTCCCAGCCGCACGCCATCCCGGCCACGGTGGTTAACGCCTCGCCGAAGAAATGACGCTGTACGTCGCAGCCCTGCCGCGCTGGATTCAATTCTGCCTGTCCGGCTACCCCGCTGGGCTGACGGAGCCGGTACGGTGTGGCGAGGCTACTTTTCTGGTCTACAGGTGATTTATGGATACTTTCGACTGGTCAAGACTAATCACGTCACAAAACTTCCTGTATCGCGACAGGAACGGTGACAGGCGTAGAGCTACCCAACGCAGGCGCGAAGCACGGGAAGCCTTTGCAGCGCTTTGGGAGAGCTTCTAATGCCACTCAAGCAAGGTAGTAGCGACAAGACCCGTTCGCAGAACATCGCCGAAATCGAGCGCGCCTACAAAGCATCCGGGAAAATCGGCAACTCGACGCCGAAGTCGGACGAAGCGGCGCAGAAACAGGCCGAGGCGATCGCATACGCCACCCAGCGGAAGAACCAGAAGTGATCAAAACCCGGTATTCCAACGATCGCGACACGTCTCCGCAGTCGAGCAACGTTACGGCAACGACGTTTGACCCGAAAACCGGAAAGCTACAAGTCTGGTATCGCTCGGGCGGCGTTTACAGCTACGAAGGCGTCGATCAGGACCTGTACGACAGGCTGCGCAGTTCACCGAGCATCGGCAGCTTCATCGCGAAGAACGTCAACGGGAAATTCAAGCACAAGCGCCTGTAACGCATGAAAACGCCGCCGGGATATATTCAATCGACCGCCCATGACTGGATTGGCAATCACCAGGTTTGCTGCACGCGCTGCGGTGTTCGCACTACGCCGGGGAAATGGAATGTCCAGCGATGCACCCCTCATTACGAGTCGGACAAGTCCGGTTTCATAGCGGAAGACGCTACAGGAGCGACGACATGAAAGACCTGCTCACCCATCTGGCAGCCGCTGGCATCGTGATCCTGATGCTGCCGCTTATCCTCGTATCGATGCCATTCCTGCTGTTTGCGGAGTGGAGCGATGGCCGGAAACGAAATACTTGAACAGTAACAAGTAAAACGGTAAATTAAATCAGACACTCGGCTAGCTCGACGGAGCGAAGAGGCGGACCACCTGACCGCCCTGCCGAGGGGTTTCAATCAGGTCACACCAAGGTAGTGTGATGAATTACTACAAACGCCATCTCGGCGACTACGCGAAAGATACTGGGTTCCTCAGTACATACCAGCACGGCGTATACGCGCTGCTTCTAGACTGGTACTACTCCAACGAAAGACCTATCCCACTCGATCTGGTTCACAGGATCGTGCGCGCCCGCTCTGGGCCAGAGAAAAAAGCCTGTGACGAGGTCATCCGTGCATTCTTTGATGTAAGCAAAGAACCAGGGTTTGCTGTATGCAAGCGTGCCGATCTTGAGATATCCAACTGCAAATCCATTAGTGAAGCTAACTCATTGATTGCTAAAGAAGCATGGGATGCGAAACGCATGCGAAACGCATCCATATCGCATAGCGAACGCAATGCCAGCCATAAGCCATTAGCCAATATATCTAAAGATCAAAAGAAAAAGCATACGCCAGCGGACTTTCGTCCGCCGTCTTGGGTGGATCAAAACGCATGGGATGGATATGTGGAAATGCGCAAGCGTGAGCGCCACCCGATGACCTATCGTGCGATGGAACTGGCAGTCAAAGAGCTAGAGCGTTTGGCGGAAAAGGGCAACGAAGCAACCGCCGTGCTTAACCAAAGCACTTTGCACGGCTGGCGAGGTCTTTTCGAGCTAAAGATTGATCGCCCGAACGGCAAAATGCCCGTTGGAAAAACAGCCTCAGCCATTAACAAACTTCAGGAAATGTTAAATGGACAGCAAAACCGTGATATTGAAACGCCTGCAACGGCTTCTATGCTTGAGCTTGGAGGGCCAGCCCGCCGCTGAGCTTATCGAAGGCACCGCGTTGGCGTGGCAATCCGCTTTAGGGCATATCGGTCCTGAGCGGTTGGATAAGGCATTCGACAACGTCGAGAAAACCGCGCAAAGGTGGCCTTCGCCTCGTTTCATTTTAGACAATCTGCCAGCGTATTTTGTCCCAACGCCAACCTGTCGAGAACCGACAGTTCCGCTATTGGAAAGTGACGGGAAAAAGGAAGAAATTGCCGCATCGGCAAAGAGAACATCAGATCACATTCAAAAACTGAGGGATTTTCTCGGGATTGACGCGACAGAATCCTGATAAATTGGCCAAAACTGAGGTAAAATCATCATGCAAGATTTGGCACATTGGGAGATGGAATCCACATGAGAATTAAACATGGCGAGCCGTCTTATTCAGTCAATGAATTGAAGGCAATTCATGCTCATTACCTCTATTTCCATATTGGCCGTATCTCACCAAAAAACATAAAAAACTGGCGCTTGGGTTACTTTTTCGAGGTGTACGAGCGAAAACAGAAGCGTCCAATGAACCTTGCCGACAAGGTGCTGTTGCCTTGGTGGCGCTTCTACTACGGCGTTTTGCGACGGAAATGCGCTGATCCTGTTCAAGGAGATTTGCCGCATTCCGCGTCATCGTTGGAGATATTTAGTCGAGGGGTTGCCATGTACAAACAAACACATGGCTAAGATAATTGGCGGCATAGACCAAGCTGTGAAAGCGCACAATCCGCTTAATGCGGATGAAAGCGAAATAAATCACTTGTCTGCTTACATGGACACCATGTGGGACACAATCATGAAAGGTTCGCGTGAACCAGACATGTTTATCTGGGCTGGAGAAAAGTACCAGAAGGACAAGCACGGTAATTATCAGCGCGTTGAAGAGTTCACCTGATTCAAGGATAAAGCCACACATGGCCACTAACTCAGACAAACTCACCTACACGCTGACACTATTGGTCACCAGCCGAGACGGAACGATATGCCTCGAAACCTCCAGGAAGCATTCCGCCTACGTCACGCTGCCACTGGACATGGAAGCAGCAATGGACACCGCGATGGAGTTTGAACTGGATCGATCGAGGCTGGAGCGCGCACGATCGATTACGTTCGATCTGTATAACAATAAGGTTTCTGCTAATGCCTACGCCCTTCGATGAGCTTCAGCAAGCAATGCGCATCCTTTACGAGCGGAAAATGGCTAATTACTCGATCGTTCGGCAGATAGTTAACAAATATCGCGAGTTCTATAAGAAAACAGGATTTGCGCCTAAGGAATGCAAGCTTCCTCTGTCGCTTTACGATCCACTAAAGCGCGAGGCTGAGGCATTCCTGATTTACAGGCCGCACACTCGATCCGAGATGAAGAATAGGCGCCCATCCGTCTACATCCACGGAATGCGTGTGAGCTTCCGGGATGGTCTCAACCATATTCTGGTGAACTGAGATGGCCGCTAGACTTAACCCTCGACACTCTGCGATGGTGAAAGCCAAGATACAGAGTAGTCAGTTAATCAATCGCTTGCAGGATCATGTACTTAAGGGTACAGAAATGACCGATAGTCAGATCAAGGCGGCGACGATCCTGCTTAACAAAACACTGAGCAATGCGCCGACCGAATTGAGCGCGCCTGACGGCAAAGACCTTTTCCCGTTTACCAAGATCGTGACTGAACTCGTCAAGGCGAAGTGAGCGAACTCCGCTTACAGATTCCGGACAAAATGGAACCGTTCCTGCGTCCGTGCAGGCACAAGATCGCCAGAGGCGGTCGAGGCTCGGCGAAATCCCATTCGATCGCGCAGCTACTGGTCGCCAAGCTCTACGAACAGCCCAAACGCTGGCTTTGCACCCGCGAAGTACAGAAATCCCTGCGCTACTCGGTCCATAGCCTCCTAGCCGACACCATCACGCGCATGGGCCTGCGGGGCTTCTACGACGTTCAGAGGGAAACGATCAAGGGAGCCAATGGCTCGGAGTTCATCTTCTCGGGACTGCGCGAGCATTCGGTGGAGTCGATCAAGTCCTTCGAGAACTGCGACGGCGCATGGGTAGAGGAAGCCAGTGCGGTTTCCGCTTCGTCAGCTAACGTCCTGATCCCGACTATCCGAAAACCGAACAGCGAAATCTGGTGGTCGTACAATCCGGATCAGGATGATGATTACGTCCACAAGATGGAACCGGGAGACGATACGGTCATTGTCGAGCTTAACTGGCGCGACAACCCCTGGTTCCCGGAAGTCCTGGAAAAAGAACGGCTCAAGCTCAAGGCGATAAACGATGACCTCTATCAGCACGTCTGGGAAGGAAAATGCCGATCTAAAGCGGGTTTACTTTTCAAACGGCGCTGGTTCAAGCAATACGATGTATTGCCAAGTAATCTTCAGTTCTATATGGCCGCTGACTACGCGGGAGCTAGGGACTTGGACAGTGACAGGGAACCTGACTACAACGAATTGGGCATTGTCGGGCTAGATCAGAGCGGAGACTGGTACTTCATCGACTGGTGGGCAGAGCAGGTCGAAGACCCCGACGAAATGATCCGTGCGGGCGCGCGACTGGTGAAGAAACACAAGCCGCTGGTTTGGTTCGAGGAAAAGGGTCCGATCCTGCGCAGCCTTGATCCGATCATTACGCGACGACTAAGGGAAGAGCATGCAACCGTTTACCGAAACGCATTGGCATCGGCTAGCTCTAAAGCAGAGCGCGCCTTGGGCTTCGCTGCTGTTGCATCCACTGGGCGCGTCCATTTTCCAAATACTGCATGGGCCGATCGCGTGGTCAATCAGCTTTGCGCATTTACCGGAGAAGACGGAAAGCAGGACGACTCTGTAGACGTTTGCAGTCTCATGGCGCGAGGCTTAGACTTGATGAGTAACGCCAGAACGCCGCCGAAGCCGGAACAGCCTGCCATCGTCCCGTTCACGCGCAGCCACTTCGAGGCCGGGGAACGTCAGGAAAAGCGGGAACGGGACGAAAAACAGAGGTATTACCGATGAAACGCGTAGAGCTTGAAGGGCTTATCGACGCAGTTGTCAAGGCTGCCGAAAATCGTTCAATCAACAACGATAAGGCTTATGACGATGTTTTTTACGCTGAGTTAAAAAAAGCGAAGTTAACTCTGCTAAATGCCATTGAAGAAATGAAAGAAAATGGCTGACCCCACCGCACCATTTGAAGCTGGCGTCGCGTCCGCCAACAATCCGGACGACCCGAAATCCGCGCAAACCTCGGCTGAAATCAAGGACTGGCACAAGAAGCTGAAGGAAGCGCGCAACTTCGATGAACCGGCGCGCAAGCAGTTTGCCCGCGACCGTCGATACGCACGGGGCGACAAGGGCGCATTCGAGGTTTCCGTCCCGATCTGCTCCAGTTATCTCGACATCAAGACCGCGTTCCTGTACGCGCGCAACCCTGACCTTGACATCCAGCCGTCAAAGGCGACGAACCCGCCACCGATGGCCGACATCATTGCGATGGCGCGGCAGGACATCGGGCAGTTGCCGCAGACGCACGATCAGATGATTGCCGTAGGCCAGGCGGCAGCCGATCAAGCCGTGCAGGCGCAGAACGCGGCGATGGCGAATGCGGTTTCGACCGGTCTTGGCGATCCCGCCGCAGGCAAGAACATCATGCCGGTTCCCGTCAGTCCCGAACTGGCAGGAGAACAGGCCGCACAGGCGTGGCTCAACGAAACGATCAAGGCCAAGGCCAAGGAAATCATGAAGCCTTACCGCGACCGTCTGTCGCAGGCCAAGCAGTTCGGCCAGACGATGGAAGTGGTTGTGGAAAACCTGTGGATGCGTGCCTTTTTGCGCAAGGCGATGAACAAGGATGTACGCTCATGCCTGAGCGTGGGTCAAGGCTGGCTCAAGGTCACGTGGCAGGAACGCGCCGGTAACGATCCAACGACCGCCAACGATGACCGTGACATGCAGGATAACCTCGCGAAGCTGGCGGAACTGAAGCAGTCGCTGGATTCCGGGGAGGCAAAAGACCCTGATCTGGTGCAGGGCGAGATTGATGAGACGATGCAGGGCCTTCAAGCGAAAGTGGAGGTCATGGTCAACCGGGGTCTGGCAATCGACTTCGTGCGCGCCGAGGACATCCAGGTTTCTACCGATGTCACGAGCCTTGAGGACTATCTGGACTCACCATGGATAGATCACCGCACGTATTACCGCGCGGACGTGGCCAATGCGATGTTCCCGGACATTGCCGACAAGATCGACAAGGCCAAGACCTATTACCCGAAGAAGCAGCCGAACCCGGATGAAGTCCGTGACGTTGGTTCGATGGCCGACAACATCGACGTGTACGAGGCCGATGCCTTCCGTGACTCAGGACCGATTGGCGAGACCTCTACGCTTCCCAAGTACGTGTGCATCCACGAAATCTGGCACAAGTCCACGGGCATGGTGTTGACTACCTGCGATGGCATTCAGGATCAATGGGCACGTGCACCGTATGCGCCGAATCCGGGAACCACGAGGTTCTATCCCTTCTTCCTGCTTGCCATGCAGTGGGTCGATGGCGAACGCCACCCGCAAAGCCTTGTGCAGCGCAGCAAGGATTTGTTCGATGACGTAAACCGAACGTACTCCAACCGCAGCGAGTTCCGCCGCCGCACCATCCCGAAAAACGTATTCGATCGCGGCAACATGAGCGAGGAAGACGCGAAAAGGCTGGAGGCCGGAACGCAACAGGAATACATCGGGCTTGATCCCACGGTTCCGGGAACGCCCGTTGCCAACATGGTCGCGCCGCTGGCTTACGCGCGCTATGACCCATCGTTATATGACGACCGCCCTGCGATGCAGAAGCTGGAAATCCTGTGGGGCATCCAGGAAGCGCTGGCATCCGCCACGCAAACCGTGGAGAAAACCGCGACCGAGGCCGAGATTCAGCAAACCGGCACCAATTCCCGTACTTCCCACGAACGCTCCGCCATCGATTCGGTGATGGACGATCTGGCCCAGTACACCGCTGAAATCGCCGTGCAGAAAATGCAGCACGAGGACGTGGTACAGATTGCAGGCCCGTGGGCGTTCTGGCCAGAAGGCATCACGATCCAGGACATGAGCTTGCTGGTCACCGTTGCGATCAAGGGCGGCTCCTCTGGCAAGCCGGATACGTCCGCGCAGCAGCAGGCATGGGCCGCGACGCTTCCGCTATTGCAGAAATCCATCCTGCAAATCGGCCAGCTACGCGGCTCGACGCCGTCGGACATCGCCGACTGCCTGGAGGAACTTGTCACCGAAACGCTCAATCGCACCGGAGACCGGCTAGAGCCTTCGCGCTTCATGCCGCCGCAGCCGTCGAGCGAGCCGGGACAGATGCCGAGCGGCCAGCCGGGAATGCAGCCTCAAGGTCCTCCGCCGCAGGTCACGCAAGGCCAAGTCAACGCCGCAGGCCACACGCCGCGTCCGATTCACGCGATGCCCGCGCCACCGGCTCCGGGCCAGCTGCCAGTACCCCATAACGGACACATAACGATGCCAGCGGAGACCATGCAATGAGCGACGACACCAACCCGAACACCGAAGAAGCCGCGCCGGTAGAAGCCGCTGAGCCGGTAGAAACATCAACTACTGAAACACCTGATGCGCCTGCGGAACTATCTCCCTTCGATGCCTTCAAGAAAGGTGTTGAGGAAGTATCCGAAGCTGCCACCCCCAAGGAAGCAGAGAAGCCTGCCGAAGCTGCCTCTCCTGAAAAGCCCGTTGACCCCGCCGAAAAGGAAAAGGCCGACATAAAGGCCAAGGACGACGAGGAAATCAAGGCGCTGGGCCTGCGTACACAGAAATCCGCCGATCGCTTCCGCGCGTTGTCCGCCGATTCCCGCGAATTGCAGTCGCTGAAGAAAGACCTGCCAGTCTTGCAGGACAAGGCGCAGCGTCAAGACCGCATGATGGAAATCATTGACGACACCAAGGCCAATCCGCAGCAGATTGGCAACGCCTTCAAGTACCTGAAAGCCATCAATTCCGGCGACCCTGAGCAGTTGCGTTCCGCTGCTAAGATGATGGCCGATGAGGTCAAGCAGTTGTATGCCGCACTGGGCGAGGAGCTTCCCGGCATTTCGCCGCTGGAAACGCACAAGGATTTGCAGGATGAGGTCGAGCAGGGAACCCTGACCCGCGAACGCGCATTGGAAATCGCGCGCAGCCGTGGCACGCAGACGCTGAACAACAAGCGCACCGAGCAGCAGAACAACGAACAGCGCCAGAAGGTGGAATTCGAGGCAGCGACCAATCAGGCGTTCCATGACATCAATCAGCTGGAAACCCAGTGGCGCAAGACAGACCCGCACGCGGCGTATCGCATCGATGCACTCGCTCCAACGGTGATGGCGATCAAGGAATCGCTGCACCCCAGTAAATGGTCGCAGGCACTACAGATCGCGTACTCCAAGATTCCCAATCCTGCACCGAAACCTGCGGCAACGCCGTCACCGGTCAGGCCGAACGCGCAAACCACGATGGCACACGCGCCGAAAGATGGCTTTGAAGCCTTCACGCGTGGCGTTGACCTATTCAAGTCGGGTGCCGCGACGGATTACTGAACACTCCTTACGCCGGGAAAAGCGCGCTGACTCCCCTGACGGCGCGCCTGCTGCAATCCATCCAGCTACCGGCGACCTTTTTTGATATACTTTTCCACGCAACAGCAATCGACAGACTGCCGTGAGGCAGGCAACCAGTCACCCCGTTAGTCTGAGTAAAACGCCGGGAAAAGTCGCAAGACCTGCCGCCGATACGGCTACCGGCATCCTTATCGGAGGATGTAATGCTTACGCAAGAAAGACTGAAAGAACGAGTTACTTACGATCCTGATACGGGCATATTTCTTTGGAAGAAAATGCCTAGTCGAGGTAAATCGCTAATTGCAGGATTTATCTACCCGAACGGGTACATCAGAATTCATATCGATGGAAGGAAGTACCTTGCGCACCGTCTAGCATGGCTGTATGTCTACGGCTCTTTCCCTAAGAATCATATTGACCACATAAATCGTGTTAGAAACGACAATCGCATAGCTAATCTTCGTGATGTGATTCGTTGCATGAATCAGATCAACTGCAAAGAAAAGGCTGTAATAGCAAAGCATGGAAGATGCATAGTCCCTCATGGCCGTAAATTCTCGGTAAGAATTGGCGTACTGGGCAAGCAAATATTTATTGGAAACTTTTTTACGGTGCGAGAGGCAGAAATAGCGCGTGATGCAGCTATTGCTAAAAGACTATTGATTTACACGGAAAAATCTGTATAAGTCTGGCTTGGGAAAGCGTAAAGCGGAAGTCGCGATCCGCACCCAACCAGTGAAGTAAAGCCGGTGTCTTCGCCCGGCCATCCTGCGGGATGCACGCATCGAGCGTCGTGGCCTCGGACTGGAAAAGAAGTTAACCCTTCCTTTCTATTCTTTGAGGTTACAAAAATGCCTATCACGATCGCACAGCTCGCCGCAGGGGCGAACTACCAATTGGCCTCGTACGCCAAAAACGATCCGATCGACCAGTTCACCACCGCGCGTCCCTTCTCCAAGTGGCTAATTGACCACAAGAAGGAAACGATCTTCTCGAACGGCATCTTCAACGAGAAGGTGCGTATTACTGACGCATCGAACTACCAGAACTACAGCTACGACGATCAGGTGACCTACAACACCAAGGACACCGTTCGTCTGGCCCCGTACCAGCATTACGAAGCGCATGACGGCTTCGCGATGAACGAAACCGACCTCGCCAACAACGGCATCGTCCTCACCGACGACAAAAACGCCGTGGCGACAGAAGACGAAACGCGCATGATCGTGAATCGTCTGGAAGAAAACTACGAAACGCTCAAGTCCGGATTTCAGCGCAACTGGGACCTGGAAGTGCATCTCAACGGTGCGCAGAACCCGAAAGCCGTTCCCGGCCTCGACCTGCTCATTTCGACTACGCCGAACACGGGTGTTGTCGGTGGCCTTGACGCCTCGGTCTATCCGTTCTGGCAGAACCGCGCGACCATTGGTGTCAACACCGGTACGCCGGGTACGCTGACGCAGGCGATGGAAAAAATGTGGCGCGACTGCATGACCATCGGCGGCATGGCCCCGGATGCGATTTTCGTCGGCTCCAAGTTCTTCGACGCCTACCGCAACGATGCCCCGCTGACCGTCAACCGCCAGTTGTTCGTCAAAGGCGGCAACGGTGCTTCGGCCAAGGGCGGTTTCGATGTCGATAACGGCGCGAACGGTGTGTACTTCAAGGGCGTTCCGGTGGTGTGGGACCCGGTGTTCGACATCCTCCAGTCGCTGTACAACCCGGCGGTTCCGTGGGACAAGCGCGCTTACTTCCTGAACTCGAAGTCCCTGATCCTGCGTCCGTTCAAGGGCCGCTGGATGATCAATCGCAAGCCGCCGCGTATCTACGATCGCTATACTCATTACTGGGGCCTCACGAGTGACTATGGCCTGACGGCAAACCAACGCAACAATATGGGTGTGATATCCATCGCTTAATAACCTATTGATTTTAAAAGGAAAATCACATGAATAGCTTGCCTCTTAACATTGCGTTGGCAGCCCCCACCCCGACGTTGGCAACCTCGACCACGGGTGGCTCGCTCGCCGCTGCAACGTACTTCTACAAGATCGTCGCCAAGCTCGGTACGGGCGCGGGCGGCACTGTCCCCGGCACGACGTTCAACGGCATCTTCAACACCGCCGCTGGTACGGAAGCCTCGCAGGTCACCACGGGTACGACTTCGACCGTCACCGTGACGATTCCTTCTGCCGGTGCTGCGACCGCGTATGACATTTACCGTTCGACCGCGACTGGCACGGAAGTCTATCTGACGACCGTCACGCCAGCGGCTTATGGTGCGTCCACGGTGTTCGTGGATACCGGTGCCATCACGCCGGGAACCACCACGGCAGCCTCGATCACCGCATCAACGCGTCTTCCGGGCAACTCGTTTGCTCCGGGCGGCACGGCAGGCGCACTGTC